GTGAGAATACTTAACGAGGACGAGATAATTGCTGTGGTAAAAGACCCAGAGGATATCTTGCAATATAAATAAACAGGAGTAAAATATGCCTGCAATAGAAACGCAAGCCGAAGCTGATGAAAAGATGGTTGACTTACCATCGACTGGCTCATCTGTAGATGTCACACTTGATGACACTGATGTAAAAGTTAATAAAGAAGAACCAGAAGAAGTAGAAACAGTTGTAAAAACTGAAACTGCATCCGAAGGAGAAATGGAAGATTATGGGAAAAAAGTTCAATCCCGTATTGATAAACTAACTAAAAAAGCAAGAGAAGCAGAAAGACGTGAACAAGCTGCTGTTGAATATGCACGTGGTGTGCAACAAGAAGCAGACAACATGCGTCAAAAAGCACAAGCTTTAGATACTGGTTATATAACTGAGTTTGGTGATCGAGTAGATGCACAGATTACTCAAGCTAAAAAAGAACTTAAAGACGCAATGGATTTAGGTGATGTAGAAAGGCAAGTTGATATTCAAGCTAAATTAGGTAGATTAGCTATAGAAGAAGAGCGTGCTGCATCCCATAAAGCTCAAAGGGAAAGATTAAGGCAAGAAATGGAAGCAAGAGGGGTTAACCCAAATCAACCACGTATGCCCCAGCAGCAACCAAGACAACCTGCACCCCCTGCAAGACCAGATCCTAAAGCTGAAGAATGGGCTGACAAGAATACATGGTTTGGTGAAGATGAACCAATGACCTTGACATCTTTCTCAATTCATCGTAAACTAGTTGAAGAAGGATTTGACCCCAAGAGCGATTCGTACTATAATGAAATAGACAATCGAATGAGGGAAACATTTCCTCATAAATTTGGACAACAAGTTTCGCCAACTCAAGCTGTAAATTCTGGAAACAGAATGGCAGCTCCAGGGAAGCGCAAAGGCACTGTGAGACTCACACCCTCACAAGTAGCTATAGCTAAAAAACTAGGTGTGCCACTAAGCGAATATGCGAAGTACGTGAAGGAGTAATGCATATGAATACAATAAAAAAAGATAAATTACCATCACGCGAGACTGAAACCAGAGAGAAAACTTCTCGAAGGAAACCATGGTCTCCACCATCACAACTAGACGCACCACCTGCGCCAGCTGGTTTTAAACACCGCTGGATAAGGGCTGAATCTGTAGGACAAATGGATCAAAAAAATGTTTCTGCTAAACTACGAGAAGGTTGGGAATTTGTTCGTGCAGACGAATACGATACCAACATTTGGCCACAAATTGATTCAGGTAAATATGAAGGTGTTATAGCTGTTGGAGGTTTAATGCTAGCAAGGATTCCGCTAGAGACTGTTAAAGAACGTGCAGCACATTTTGCGCAAGTAACGCAAGATAAAGATGACGCGATCGCTAACGATCCTCTAAAAGACCAACATCCTAGTATGCCTGTTTCGAGAGAAAGCAGGTCGCAAGTTAGTTTTGGTGGCAAAAAATCTAGTTAGATTTTAAACCCCTAAATTATAATTTTACTTTATCCATTAGGGATGAAGTATAACAATTTACTGTGAGGAAAAAATCATGGCTAATAAAGATGCGCCATTTGGTTTTAGACCTGTAGGAAAACTTGGAAGTGACATTAATAATTCTGGAACTTCTAAGTATAAAATCGTTGCAGGCGAATCAGACGTTATTTTCAAAGGTGACGTTGTACAATTAGAAACTTCTGGTTGTATAACTGTTAGTGGTAATACTACTACTACAAACATCGGAGTTTTTAACGGTTGTTTCTACAACGATCCAACTACACAAAAACCAACATGGTCAAATTATTACCCGGGTGGCATTACGCCTACCGTGGGTGAAATAGACGCGTTCGTTTATGATGATCCAAACATGCTCTTCGAAGTTCAAGCTAATGCAACCATAGCACAAACAGCAGTTGGAGATAACTGCGATCAAGTTTATGCTGCTGGTTCTACTATCAATGGACAGTCTAAATCTGAACTAGGTGCCGTTGCTGGCGCTACAGCTCAATTTAGAGTAGTGAGAATCTGCGAAGACCCAGATAACAGTGACATTGCAAGTGCAAATTCAAATTGGATCGTAAGATTCAACGAGCATCTGTACTACAATAACGCTGCTGGAATTTAACCTATAGGAGATATTGAACAATGGTAATTTCAAGAATGCAATTGGTCAAGGAACTCGAACCAGGGTTAAATGCACTGTTCGGGTTGGAATACGACCGATACGAAAATCAAGACAAAGAAATATTCGATTCAGAATCATCTGATCGTGCTTTCGAAGAAGAAGTAATGCTCGGCGGTTTCGCCAATGCAGCTGTAAAGCCGGAAGGCCAAGGTGTGACTTATGAAGACGCACAAGAAACTTACACTGCTAGGTACACTAACGAGACTATTGCTTTAGCTTTTGCACTAACAGAAGAAGCTGTAGAGGATAATCTTTACGATAAACTTAGCACTCGCTATACTAAAGCATTAGCGCGTTCTATGGCTAACACTAAACAAGTTAAAGCTGCAAACATTCTTAACAGAGCGTTTAATGCTTCTTTTCTTGGTGGGGATGCAAAGGAGCTTTGTGCTACTGATCACCCAACTCTTAGTGGAAACCAAAAGAACGAGCTTACAACTGCAGCTGACTTAAACGAAACTTCGCTTGAGCAGATGTTAATTGATATTGCTGACATGAAGGATGAAAGAGGATTAAAGATTGCTCTTAGAGGCATGAAAATGATCATTCCAGTAAACCTTCAGTTTGTAGCTGAGAGACTAATGAAATCTGCCGGTAGAGTAGGCACTGCTGATAATGATATCAACGCAATCAAAAACATGGGAATGGTACCAGAAGGATATGTTGTAAACAACTTCCTTACTGATACTGATGCGTTCTTCATTAAAACAGATGCACCTAATGGACTTAAACACTTTGTGAGAGCTCCAATTAGAACTGCTATGGAAGGCGATTTTGATACTGGAAACGTTAGATACAAAGCCAGAGAAAGATACAGCTACGGCTGGTCTGACTGGAGAGGTATCTTTGGTTCACCAGGAGCTTAATGATCTTTAAAGGGGCGAAATTAGTTCGCCCCTTTATCCTAGTAAACGGTTACCGAGGCTGGCTAGGCAGTACAGTATAGTGACGAGGTAACTAAAGCCCTATACAGGCAAGGAGTATAACAATGGCTACACATTTTAAAGGCCCAGTATTATTCTCAAATGCATCTGCATTTGAAAACTTAAAAATGTCTATGTGGCCCGATCAATTCACCTATATGGATGATTTTGAACAGGGTGCGTTAGACACAACACACAATTGGACTATCGTAAAAGATACAGGTGCATCAGCAGCAATTGCAGCAGATGGCACAGGTGGTGAAGTAAATTTAACTTCAGCAGCTACTACTGATAACGATGGTGCATCAATTCAAGCTAAACAAGAATCATTTGCTTTACCAACTACTGCAGGTGATAAACTTTATTTTGAAACTAGAGCAAAAATATCAGATGCTACACAAACTGATTTCTTAATTGGTTTTACAGAAGCATTTACTACGAATCCAGAAAGCGCTTTGTTATCACAAAACGTTATTGGTTTTGTAAAAGATGATGGATCGGCTATCGTAAAAGGTACTACTGAATCTGGTGGAACACAAACTTTAACAGAGTTTGCTGATACTACAAAATCAACAATGGAAAATGACACTTATGTAACTTTAGGACTTGTTGCTACAAAAGGAACAACCTTAAACAAAGTTCAATTTTACATAAACAGAAATTTAGTTGGTACTTCTACTACTAACATTCCAACAGCTAACATGAAAGTGATGGCTATGAGTGTTTCTGGTGATGCTACTGGAACTAAAGTCACTACAATTGACTACATTATGGCTGCGCAAAACAGAAACGTAAGCTATAGTTAAACAAATATAACCGTAGGTGGGGAGTAATGGCCCCACCTTTGTACAAGGGGAATTAATAAAATGGTAGATACCGTAACAACAAGAACATTATTTGACGGAGACAGAAAACTTATTACAAGTTATGTAAACATCTCTGACGGAACAGGTGGAACAACAAAAATAGTAGATGTTTCAACTTTAACAACTAACAATCAAGGACAGACTTGCACAACAGTTACACTAAATAAAGTTTGGTTTAACGTTTCAGCAGGAGTAACTGCTCCCGTGCAACTTCAATGGGATTTAACATCAGGAACTCAAACACCTTTATTATCTTTAAATTATGATGATACATATGATTTTAGTACTATAGGGGGCCTAGGTAATCCAAAAGAAACCAACTATTCAGGTGACATTGATGTAGTTGTTCCAGGCGCAGCTAGCAGTGGTGAAACATACACTTTAATTTGCGAATGGGTTAAAAACTACTAGGAGGTTAGATGGCTTATTCTAATACATATAATTTTAAGTTAAATGTAGAAGAAGCTATTGAAGAAGCATTTGAAAGATGTGGACTCGAGGTTCTCGGTGGTTATGATTTAAAAACGGCAAGACGTTCACTTAATATTATGTTAAGTGAATGGTCGAACCGTGGATTAAACTTATGGACTATTGATTATAATTTTTTAACAATGGTGCCAGGTCAAAATTATTATGGTATACCAGTAGATGTTTTAGATATTCTAGATGCTACTGTGACTACTACAGCAGAAGGAACAGGTAATTTAGAAGGTGACAGTCAAACAACTGATGTAACAATTACTAAAATTTCACAAACAGATTACATGAATCTTTCTCGTAAAGAACAAAATTCTGCAGGAGATGCAAGACCTACACAGTTTTGTATGATACCTGGTCAAGTTATTACTAACGGAAGTAGTAACAGTGGAAGACCACAATTTGATATGACATTGTTTTTATACCCCAGCCCTAACATAGCTTATAAATTTAAATATTTTTATATAAGAAGAGTGCAAGATGCAGGTGTTTATACTAATGATTTAGATGTACCTTTTAATTTTATACCTTGTTTAACAGCAGGTTTAGCGTATTATCT